TTGTAAAGATAATTTTCAACCATGCTGTGCAATTCAGTTCCACGACTGGTTGCTGCTTTATTAATTCTATTTGCTTCCTCTTCTCCTACTTTTTTTCTCCAGTTTTCAAAAATATGTTTATTGTGATGACTGGTTACTGATGTAATAGATACAAACTTATGGACTTCATCAACATCAGGGATTTTATAATACCTAACACCATCAATAGTCTCCCTCTCAAGTTGAGGGAGACTTACATCAATATGATTAAACATTAAAATCCTGCTGCCATTTTATTGACAATGTATGATTTCACTAGACCAGATCTTACAATATCCTCAACACCAAATTCAATAGATTCAAATTCAGGCATCCTTTGAATAATTTTCATAAAATCCATAATACCATTTCGTTCATTGGTTTTAGTTAAATCAGATTGTGTGGCATCACCACAAAATACGATTCTAGAGTTATCACCAACTCTTGTAATTATACTATCAAGTTCATGAAAGTTCAAGTTTTGAGCTTCATCTACAATAATAATTGAATTATCTAAAGTAGTTCCTCTGATAAATGATGTGCTCCAGAAAGTAATTGTTTCTTGCTGCTTTAAGTTACCATAAAGCATTTCAAAAGAAGCATCATCAGACATCTCAAACATATACTTTACCATATTCTTATAAGGAATTTGATAAAGTGCAGACTTATCATCATGATCTCCAGGGAGAAATCCAATTTCTCTTGTTGCAACTAAAGATCTGACAATAACAATTTTTTGATATGGAGTGATTTCACTTAACACATCTTTGAGTGCCAGATATAATGCACAAAATGTTTTTCCTGTTCCTGCACAACCATAAACAAACAAATGTTTATCTGAATTATAAAAATCAAAAAGTTTACCTTGATTTTCTGTAGCAGGACTAATATCTAAAAGAAGATCTGTATTAATAGGTTTTCTTCTTTTCATCTGTTTTGTTGTCATACCAATTCCAATTGGATGCAAATCATTGTTCCTTCTTTTTCTTGCCATTAGATTTTTTTTACTCTAGAACCAGGGGCTTTACTTGCTTTACCTAAGACGTCATTCCATCCAGGATTTCTGCTAATTAGTTTATTCCTCCAATCACCAGTTTCTCCAGGACTTGCACATCCTTCAGACCAATCTCTTTTCCACTCAGGATTATTCTTATACCATTCAGTAATGTCATGAACACTCATTTCAATTACTTTCTTTTCTCCTGTATCAACATGAATAATCGGATAAATTGCCATAAGTAATAATACTATACAAAGATATTTATTCTAACCATCCCAATGCCCTAGCAGCATCTGGGAATTCTTGATTGAATACATCTCTACAACCTTCTGCAATATCCATATGTTCTTTTTGAGTGCCATGAGAAGAACGAAGATTGATATAGTGTATCCATGATCTACATGATCCTGTCATATAAATTCTTGTTGGAGTAGACAAAGGCAATACAAATCTTGCACACTCTTTAGCAACTCCTTTCTCAAGCAACTTGTTATAAAGTTTCTGACCTACTTCAAAGTATTCTGAAATTTCTCCTTGCATTTCAAGCTTTACATAATCACCAAAGTCATCAATAGAATTCTGACGATTCTTTGTATCTTGTCTACGAAGATCAGGAATCTTTGGTCTTTCTGAAAGAAGATTAGTATCAGCATACCTTTGGGAAAACTCCTGGAAGGTAAAGGAACGATGCCTCAGGATCTGAGCAGCAATGCCTCTAGTGGTATTAATCTCCAGAGTCATGAAGGCATGTTCAAAGATGCTCCAGTGCTCATGCTTAATGCAATACTTGAGCAGTCCAGCAGAAGTGTCAAAGTTTAATTGATTGCTTGGGTTACTAACTCTAGCAATATAAGAAATTACTTCCTGGGCATTTTGGTTTAGAAGTTCCCCAGCACCTTGAGTGATAGAAATTAATTTAATCATACTTTTTTCCAAATCCTTTATAATCTTTGTGTTCTATTTTAAGAATTTCTTCTTTAATAACTTCAAGTTGATGATTCATATATTCTAATTCTTGAACAGAATATAAATGAGATTGATTTTCTGTTATTTCTTCCAATGCTTTTAGCATTTTTTTAATTTTCATCTACATAAACCTCATCATAATCTTCTTCCAATGGAGTTATTTGGTGTGAAGGACTTGGAGAATCTAAAGAATATATTTCTTCATTGAGACATCTAATTAGTGCTTCCAAATTTTTGGTAATTAATTTTATTCTTTCTATATCCATAAATGAAATAAACATTTTACTAATTTTACACAAAAAAAGAGAGGGAGTCAAGTCCCTCTCTAATAGTTTAAGCAACTTGGGGTTGCTTTGCCATATTCAGTTGTGCAGCATGAAGAAGTTTTTCTTTCTTCGCCTTTTTCTTAAGGTATCTAACAAAATAAGTATTCATTTTGCCACCTCCCCATTATTACAAGGACGATAAGCAATTCCACGATATGTATTTTGTGGGTGTGCTGGTGCATGTGTTTTAGAATACCACTTACGATATTCTTCTTTAGGTGTATCAGTGTTATACTGACAACCTCTATAGGTTGCTTGTGTCATTTAACTGCTCCTTTACTTTGGTAAAGTGCGTTCCTTCGGCATTCCTACTTCCGTTCTCTATTTGCAAATAGAGAATGAACGTATTTTATGTATGCATTATATTTTGTAACTTTTGATACAAAATTATCAATCCCTTTGTCGCCAATCTTCTGGTTTATCTTGCTTAAACCAGTCTACAATTTCATCTATATTATTAAATCCACCAATCCCTTTTGATTCATTGCCCAACCCACCTATATCAAGTTGATTCAAAAAATCATCCATATCACCTTCCTGCATATCTGGATTCTCTGCCTTTCTTCTTGCCTGACGGAGTATAGTGGCAGCAGAACGATTTGCCTTGGCAAGTTTTTCTGCCCAGATCATATCTTCTAAACTGACTTCTTCATGTAAAGCAATCTTCTGACAAATACCTTCAAGACGAATGCGATATTGCGTAGAGAGCATATATAATCTCCAGATATAATAGTATTTAATTATCTTTCAATATAACTTAATGTATGATTAGTAGCATATAACTGTTGAATGATTATATCACATCCAATCTTTGGATTGCATTCCCCACAAGTATAAACATCTACTGCTGCCTTACCTTCCTCAGGCCAAGTATGAATACTGATATGACTTTCAGACAATAAACAAACAACAGTTACTCCTTGTGGATCAAACTTTTTTGAAATAGTCTGAATCACAGTAGCACCACTTGCTGCTGCTGCATTTTCTAATAAGTCTATAAGGCAACGTTCATTATCTAAAAGAACAAATGAACATCCATAAAGGTTAAGTAGATAATGCTTGCCCATTATTTCTTTTTAGATTTAACTTCTGTAATTTTTGGATTTGCAGTTCCTTTAGTCCAATTTATAGATTGAACATTTCTATATGTATCCCAATAATAATCAAATATTGACACCTTAGAATTTTCTTGAACTATGTCATATGACAAGTTATTATCATCATCATAATATGATACCAAGTAAGTATTTCTAGGTAAAGATTTATCTTCAGATAATAACTTTTGACAATTTCTATGTAAGATTTTCAACTTTATCTCCTTGACTCAGTTCCAAGAAATTTCTGGAAATGCTTCTTGGACTACAGCCTTTGTAAGTCTATACTTCTTATGAAGTTGCTTCTCTTTTAAAAGACACAAAACTTCTGCTTCACTACTATGAAGAGCTTCAAGTAGTTGAATAAACATTGTTTCTCTTTTTAATCCTGTAAGTTGACTAACACCTTTAACAAAATGATTAAACTTTCTCCACTCATGGGAAAGTCTACTATGTTCTGTTCCAATAGGAGCGTCATTTGGGGTATAAGGCACATCCCCTGGAGGCAGAGCAGATTCAACTTTGGAATCAAAGTTCCAAATAAGAACTGTCCTCAACGCAGGGGTATCATAGTTTCTTAAAATTTTGATTTTTTCCTCTTTAGTTTTTGCACTAGATACTCTTTGCAAAATTTCAGAGATCAATTGATCTGTTGGTAATTTCATTGGTATTCTCCATTTAATTAATCTTCTAAATCGTCATCATCTTCAGACTCTTCAAATCTAAAGGCTATTATTTCATCAGGTATGACATTTCCATTATTGTCAAACATTTCAGGATGCAATGATGGGGTCTGTGACCAAAAAATATGTCCTCTATAGACCCATCCAATTAACCCACCCAACATTAAAGAAATAATAAAAAACATTACAGAAAAAACTAGGGTTATTGCTATCATTTTAAACTCCTTATTACTTTGGTTTCCTTAAATCTAAGGAAAAATTAAAGTAAATGGTAATCTCTCTGTTCAAGAAAAAAACCATTTTTTCAAAGCAAACTTTAAATGCTTTTTGTTTTGGTTTCCTCCTTCTTAGTATTAGTTCAACCCCCCTATTAATTAAAGGGTCTTTGTCATTATTTATGGAATCCATTAAAGTAGCGAATTTTCATGCAGATACTTAACAGTATCAGAACATCCTCCCAAATGTTTATTTTCCATAATGATTTGAGGAAACGTAGACCCATTTCCAAACTCAGCATAAAACTGTTCTCTAGTAAAATCTGTTCCTAGTTCATAACAAATTATAGGGTATCCTTTTCTTACACTAAGATCATTTAATACTGTCTTAATTTTATCACAATATGGACAACCTTTTTTACTGTAAATTGTAAAGTTCATAATTTCAAATCCTAACTGGGTGTGGTCGTTTATTATCAGATTTTATAGCACATAACCATGCATTTGTTACTGCTATATTGTTATCCCACCAGACTGTATCAAGTCTAAACTCTTGGAATCTAATGGTCTCATTTCTAATGAATTGTGCTTTTTCTTTTCTAGTATAATACCAGAAACTATTTTCATTCCAATAACTTACATGTGTTGGATCTTGCCAAGCACCTCTTCCATCTGTAGAGGGGACTTCAATAAATGCCCACCCACCATCACAAAGAACTCTATAAATTTCACTCATAGATTTAACTGGATCTTTCAAATGCTCTAGCACATGGCTTGCATTGATTACTCCAACACTATTGTCTGGAAGGGGAATCCCATCATCTAAATCACATATAACATCAGCATCATATTTATCTACTGTAAGATATCCAGGTCTTGGGAACAAACCTCCCCCAATATCTACTTTCAAAAGTCCATTTAAATCAGCATCTCTTTCTGCAAGTGCCTGCCCATATTGGTGGAACAACTCAAATGTTTTAACTTGAATTGCGTCAATCCTTTGAAGTTGGGTATTGTCTCCACCAGGCAACCATCTATAATAATAAAGAACTTTAGGAATAAACTTAAATTTAGTTTCCAAATAAGTTCTAATAACTAAATCATGATCATCACAGATATTTAATTCTGGATTGTGTCCACCAAGTTTATGGTAGATATCTTTTCTCCAAGATCTAACATGGTCTGGAGCATACCAAATGATTCCAATGCTATGACTTGTTGGAGGAAACATATCAATCTTAAT